CTACCATTCAGATCTTTGATCAGATTGGCGAGGATTGGTATGGCGGAAGCGGACTGTCTGCTAAGCAGTTCTCTGACGTTCTCAACGAGATTGGCAATGGTCCGCTCTTGGTTGAGATCAACTCTCCCGGTGGTAATGTCTGGGATGGTCTAAGCATCTACAACCAGTTGCGCGGTCGCAAAGCTCCGGTGACCACTCGGGTTGTTGGCATTGCGGCTTCCATTGCTTCGATCATTGCTCTTGCCGGTGATCGTGTAGAGATGGCAGATGCGGCTCTGATGATGATCCACGATCCTTCTGGCATGGCTTCCGGTACTTCGGAAGATATGCGGAAGATGGCTGACGCTCTGGATCAACACGCTGAAGTGCTGGTTGGCGTGTATGCTAAAAAGACCGGACGCTCTCCCGAGTCCATCCGCGCTGCGATGAAATCGGAAACTTGGTTCACCACCGCTGAAGCTCTGGCTTTTGGTCTTGTGGACAAGCCCATCAAACAGCTTGCAATGGCCGCTAAGTGGCATCCACGAGCCGTTACCAAGACCGCTCCTGAGACGGTTAAAAACAACCTCCGCAAAGGTCTGGAGCAATATGCTGAAGGTTTGGCTGGTGATGGTCTTGAGAAACAGACTGTGACTGAGGCTGAATCTCTGATAGCTGGAGAGCAGCCCACCGAAGATAAAGTCGAGAAGGCTAACGCTTGGTGGGGTCGCAATGAGCGATTCTTGGAAGCAGAGCCTAACACTCCTGCCGATGTCGCTGCCAACCTTTGGGGTGGTGCGGCTGGACGCGACTGGTTCCGCGCTCTGTACGCTCAACTGGAGCGTAAAGAACTGGAGGAAAATGAATCCCCAGACGACAAGATTTCTGCCGATAGCAACAACGCTGTCAGCGAGAATGGCGTGACCAACACGCCGCAACCACACAACAACAACACCGACACAACCATGTCTGACACTACTCCTGTGGCGGCTGCGGCTCCTGCTGCTTCCGTCGATCTTGCTACCATTATGGCTAAGCTTTCCGCTCTGGAAGCTTCCATGAAGTCTCCCGCCGCTGCTCCTGCTCCTGAGCCGGTGCGTCCCATTATCGAGAATCTCGGAAACCCGTTGATGGAGAAGCACAAGAGCCTCCGCGCTGGTGCAGAGCGTAAGGGTTTCTTGATTCAGAACCACAGCGAGTTGCTGCGTCAGTCGCGCTTGATCGCTCCCCAGAACGCGAACACTTTCGCTGCCGGTCTGGTTGTCGATTACCTTGCTGACTCGGTCATTACTGTTGCGACTACTAAGTTGGCCATGATTGCCAATTTTACGCGCAACGTTGGTCTGGATAACTTGCGCCCCCGCGCTACCGTTCAGGTCAAGAAGTTCACTGGTGGGGATGACGCTCAGGACAACCTGACGGACTTCGAGAACAACTCTAACAACGAGTCCACTCTGGCTGCTACCTCGGTGACTGTTAACCAGATCACCAAGACTTTCACTGTCACTCAGCAGGAACTGAATCAGGGTTTCCAGTTGGCTGATCTCGCTCAGGGTTCCGCTGAGATCTTCGCTCTTGCAATTAGCAAGAAGGTCACCGCTCAGATGACCGCTGCTCTGTTTGGTGCTGGTACTGTTATCGGTACTGCTGCCAACTTCGACACTAGCGACCTCCCTGCGATCTTGGCTCTGGCTAAGAACTACCGACAGAAGCTGTTGCTGTTGGATGGTAGTCACATGGCTCGATTGATGTTCTCCGGTCAGTTGACTGCTGCCGCTGGGACCAATCCGTTCCCTGATGCGCGATACGGCCCCCTGAACAACGGCTATTTCGGATTCGCGAACATCTTGGAGCAGAACGACTGGAGTGGAGCTATTGCGAACACCGCTGGTTTCGTCTGCGGTCAGGACGCTATTGCGGTTGCGAGCGGTCTGCCGGTTGGAATGATCGCTGGTGAGTTCGTTGAGCAGCGCACTGTTGAGTTGAGCAACGGTCTGTCTGTGTTGCTCTCTGTCTGGTACAGCCGCGCTTCCCGCGCTCATATGGCGTCTTACGACATCATGTTTGGTGCTGCTGCTGCGGACACGACGCAGGCTGAGGTTCTCATCACCGCTTAATCCTTAAGGATATGCGTATCGCAACCACCGTAGCAGTGGACAAGAACGGTAAAAGTAAGCTCGTTTCTGGTCCCGATATTGACGCGAGTCTCCAACGCGACAATTTCAACACTGTTTCAGTTCCAGAAGGAGGCAAACTCGTACTGTGGATACAGGGAGCTTTAGCACCGAAGATCCGTAAAGGTTAACCGTTAAAATTGGGGAGGTTGCTGGAAAGTTCCGGTGACCTCCCCTCTAACCAGATTTCAAAATGTCCGCATACCAGACCGATGTAGCAACGCAGGATTCGATGGGTCATCAGGGTTTCACTCTGGTCACCGGCACCTCCGCTCAGACCAGCGGTTACATCGCAATCCAGACCATCACCGCGACCGTGATCTCGTCCATTGCTGGCACTGGTATCACCGGCACTTGGAGCGGCACCACCATTCCCGCTGGCATCACCATCGTGGGTAAGATCTCTAGCTTTACGCTGACGAGCGGTGCGGTCATCGCCTACTTCGCTCGCGCCACCACCTAATGACACTCGCGCTGTCGCTTCAACTCTCCACGTCGGATGATGCGATTGAGGTCGCATATCCTGCTATGCGGAGAGATATGATCCAAGAGGATGGCGCGTCATTCGTTCTCCAAGAGGACGGCACTTCTAAAATCGTTTTCTCACTCTCCACCGACTAACTTCCTGACATATGCCTGACAGCAAGATTACAGCCCTGACGAGCATCGGAACCAGCACCGATCCCGCGAACGATCCGCTGGTCATCGTTGACGTTTCTGATACGTCGATGGCAGCGACTGGAACGACCAAGAAGGTCACGCTGAATCAGCTTCTCGCCACGTCTCCCACCGCCACCCTCGCCTCCGCCACCATCACCGGCGATCTGACGGTGGATACCTCGACGCTGAAGGTTGATTCGACGAACAATCGGGTGGGTATTGGGACGGCGAGTCCGGCAACCATCTTGGACATCCAATCTGCTGGTGGAGTTTTTGCTCGCATTCAAAATACGACATCTACAGCAGACGCATATCTTCTTGTTAAGAATACCACAGGCGAAGGTTTCTTTGGAATCAACGCATTAGGGCCGTATATTTACACCGCAAGCGCACTTCCGATTGTATTCACAACCGCTACATCTGAACGCTATCGCATTGCTGGCGACGGCGTAGCCACTTGGTCCAACGTCGGCGGAGTCGCTGGAACCGCCATGACCCTGAACTCCACGGGGCTGGGCGTGGGGGTTACGCCAAATCGCATTCTTGATGTTCGATTGGATCAATCCGCATTGACGTTGGCTCGCGTCCAAAATCAATCTACCAATTCAGCCGCTTATGCTGGATACCAGATTTCAGCGAGCGGAAATAACTGGGGCATTTGGGTTGGTTCTTCTGCGGCTAATAGCAACGCCCTTGCGTTTGTTGTCGATCCGAGTGGTACGCCGTCTGTCAAGATGACTCTTGATACGAGCGGCAACGTCGGCGTGGGGGTTACGCCGTCTACTCTTGGTAGCGTTTACAGATCTATTGAGTTTTCACGCGGTGTTTCGATGTTTGCGCAGACTGATGCCGCTTCGCTTGAATTGTCGTGCAATGCCTACATCAATTCATCGTTCCTTTGGACGTACAAGACCACAGATTTAGCGACTCATTACAGGCAGTACAACGGCACTCATCAGTGGCACAACGCCCCCAGCGGCACCGCTGGCAACGCCATCACCTTCACCCAAGCGATGACGCTCGACGCGAGCGGGAATCTGTTGGTGGGGACGACGACAAATACCAACGGCTCTCGTGTTTTTGCTCGTGGAACTGGTGGAGCCACAACGTTGGCAATTCAAAGCTCAACTGGTGATACTGCAAACCCCGGTCTTCTCGTTGGTAAGTTCGACAACGACAGCACCACTTCTCAGATCCTTGTTCGATTCACGATCAATAACAACGCAGCCGGATCAGGTCAGATAACTGCCAACGGAGCCAATGCTGCCGCTTTCGGGACGTTCTCCGATTCCCGTCTGAAGGAAAACATCGCAAGCATTCCTTCGCAGCTTGAAAAAATCGTCTCATTGCGTCCGGTCGAGTTTGATTTCAAGAACGGTTCCGGTCATCAGATCGGTTTTGTTGCTCAAGAAATGCAGGAGGTCTATCCTGATGTCGTTGGCGAACAGGATGGATTCCTGACCATTACTGGATGGAGCAAAACCGAAGCTCGACTTGTGTCTGCCATCAAGGAACTCGCTGCTAAGGTTCAAGCTCTGGAAGCCAAACTCGCCTAATATCCCATGACCACCATCTCCATCAACTGGATCATCGAACGCCTTCTCGTCCGCAAAGTCGAAGGCACGCTCACCGATGTCGTCATCACCGCCGACTGGCGATGCAACGGCACTCAGGATCAATACAGCGGCACCTGCTACGGCTCCTGCTCGTTCGCTCCGCCGTCTGGTGAGTTCACGCCTTACGAGGATCTGACGCAGGAACAGGTGCTTGGCTGGTGTTTCTCCAATGGCGTCGATAAGACCGCCATCGAAGCGAACGTCACCGCGCAGATCGAGAACCAGATCAACCCGCCGATCATCGCTCCGCCGCTGCCGTGGGTGCCGGTGGTTCCTGAGCCGGTTGTTGTTGCGCCTGCTGTTGACGTTGTGACTCCGGTCGTTGAAGCTGTGGTCGCCTAATATGGAAATTACAGTCAAACTGACCCAAGAACAAGCCAACGGTCTTCTGCAACTCATCGACATTGCAGTCAAAGCTGGTGGTATTCAGAACGCAAAAGTTGCTTTGCCGCTGGTGGACATCATCGTTGAAGCTGCTCAACCTAAATCCGAGTAATGCAAACTGACACCAACAGTAGCAGTGGAGTAGGAATCTCTCTTGCGACTGCTGCCGCTGCTGGTGCGGTTTCGTTCATCCCGCAGCTAACACAGTGGTTTCAACTTGGAGCCGCTGTGTTGGCTTTTGTTGCTGCTGCAATTGGACTTTGGAAAGCTGTCAAAAAATGAACTGGAAAACTACTCTGGCTGGTGTTGGAGCAATCATGGTTGCCGTTGGTGGTGCGCTTAAAGCACTGTTCGATGGAGATCCTACAACCAACATTGATCTCGCTGCTACCATTGCCGCTGTGACCGTTGGTTTTGGTCTTATTGCCGCAAAGGATGCGGACAAAAATAAGTCAGAGTGAACATCATCGAGCAGGTCATCACCGCTTTGCTGAAGTGGTTGACTGGTCTGGCGAAAACTCCTCCCACCGCCGAAGATGCAAAACCAGACAAAGAGCTTAAGCAGAAGCTGCTGGATCGCATTGATCGCGCTGGTGGGTAGCTGCGGCTGCGGGACTCGCGTCGTTTACGTCCCCAACGGTGAGCCGGTGAGGCTTGCTGAGAGCGTCAAAGCTAAGGTTTGGGTCAAAGGTGCTGACGGTGTTTCTGTGCGCTCTACGGGTCGCATAACGCTGCCAGAGGGTTGGTACGCATTACCGAAGGATTGATATGTCGCAACAAACCATCAACGTTGGATCAACCGCAAACGACAACAACGGAGACACGCTCCGTGGGTCGTGGATCAAAGCTAACGCGAACTTCGATGAGATCTATGCCGCGCTGCCGATGCTGGCTCCGTCAACGTGGGTTCCTACGCTGATTGATTCCGGTGGTGGTAGAACGTTTAACTTCACCGTCAACACTGCTCGACGAACGGCTGTTGGTTTTGTTGAGACATTTACCGTTGATCTGACCATTAACTCGGTAAGTGGTTCTGCGACCGGAAACCTGCGGTTGGGTCTTCCTGATGCTGCGACCTACGACGCTGCTGTGTCCATTTGGTTGGACAATGCGACGAATCAAGCGAAGACTTCTGTGATTGGTAAGGTTGTCGGTGGGACTTCCTACTGCGAGTTGAGCCATTACGAAAACGGAGACATCACAAGTCTTACAAGCCAACTCCAAGCCACTTCCCGCATTCTTGTTTCTGGTGTTTACTTCAAAGCGTGAATCTGATCGCTACCAGTCTGCAACTTGGAATGACGGTCCTTCAGGGAGCGATGGGAAACCCGTCGTTTCTTTGGCAGGGTCAACTGGTCCGTTGCCTTCCTGCTGCAATCACTGACTCTAACTCGGTCATTGCTGGTGGATTCCAAGACAACGTTCAAGTCCGGCTGTTGGTGAAGTTGGCTGACTGGCGATTGGCTGACTCGACGCTTGTAACCGTTGACGCTTCTGTCTGGTCTTGTGATGTCGGCTCTAACGCTGACCGGCTCTTGCAAGAGTCTGGAAGCTTGATCCTTCAAGAGAACACAGACCGCTTGCTGACGACTTTTGGGAAGATGATTCCGGTAGTTGGCCGTCTGGTGACTTACGACGGACGACAACTGCGGATTATG